CGCAACCAGACCATCGTGGCCGGGCACCAGCGCACCCGGGCCCTGCGCAGCGCTGGCGTCACGCACGCGCCGTGCTACCTGCTCGATCACGACACGACGACCTATGACGAGGTGCGGTTTAACCAGCTCCACAACGGCACCGACCTGGACACCGGCGAGGAGGCCGTGACTGTCCGGCTACCGGCTGGAGCTGCGGGATTCGTGACCGTCCAGGCCGAGGACATTCAAGGGAGCCTACTTTGCCGGGGCGCGAAGATCCGCGCGGAGATCTGCCGCCTGATCATTGCCTACGGCACCTGGGGCGCAGCCGTGACGACCGACGACGGCGAGATCATCCATGCCGCTCAGTATGCGCTGGCGTGCAAGCAGCTCGACAAGCCTTGCCTGATCTACGTTCTACCGACCGAGAAGAAGGGCGAAGCCCGGGCGCTCCTGGGGGCCAGCTATGGCGTGTTCAGCTACGACCACATCGAGCGTGACAGCTTCGTCCAGACCTTCGCGCAGATGTTCCGCCTGCGGGGCGGGGCAAAGGAGAACCGCAGCCCGACCTACGAGCAGCTCGTCATTCCCTGGCTGGAGAAGAACCGGGGCGCTCGCGTGCTCGACTTTGGATGCGGGCAGGGTGACTACGTGAAAGCGCTCAGGCAACGCGGGCACGACCTGATCGGGCTGGAGTTCTTCCGCAGGAAGGGAGACGCCATTGACGCCGACCAGGTGAACCGGATGGTGGACCAGGTTGTCGGCTCGATCCGCCGGCATGGCCGGTTCGACGCCGTGGTGATGGACTACGTGCTCAACTCGGTGGACAGCCAGCAGGCCGAGGATGACGTGCTGAACACCATCGACGCGCTCTGCAAGCCGGGCGGTCGGCTGTTCTTCTCGGGCCGCTCAGCCAGTCGCGTGCAAGAGGTGCTGCAGCATCGCACCTCTCAGGCATCACGCCAGCCTCACCGGCACATTGAGTTCCTGGACGACAGCGGCCTGACGGCGCTCTACCGGAAGGGCTCCTGGTTCTTTCAGAAGTTCCATGATCCCGAGGACGTGAACCGCTTCATGGCGGCACGCGGCTGGATGAAGGTGCGCGATTTCGAGACCTCCATCGGCTGGAATGTCGAGGCCACGACCGGCGACCGTTTGACTTCGCTTGCATCGGTGCAAGACTCTCTCACCCGTGAATTTGACCTGCCGCTGAACCGCAGCGGTCGAAGGCTCGGGCGACACACTGACATCCTGGAAGCCCTCACCCCATGCCTACGCTGACGATCCTTTCCGAGCACGCCCGGCTCCGTGGCTTCCGTTACTTCTGGATGAAGAGCGTGACGGCATTCAATCCGTCCACTCACTGCGCCAGGTGCCTCGTCGGCGACTATGAGAGCAAGATCGGTGCAGCCATGCACACTGGCATCAAAGTCGATCTCGACTATCGTGAGGGCACGATCCTTTACCTGTGCGGCGTGTCCGTGCCTTACCGATGGGTGAACAACCTGCACCTGCCCATGCGCGTCAAGGCTGGCGTCGAGTTCTTCGCCGACACCTACCTGGGCGAGCGGATCGTCGTTCAAGGCGCGGAGCTGCTGACCTTCGATGACCGCGCCGCCCGAGAGCTGCATCCTCAGCGCGGCAAGGAATTCCTGACCTGCCGCAATTTCCAATTCGGAGCCCATCACTTCCGTGGCTGACGACCTTAACCCCGCCCACCTGACCGCTGACCAGGCGGCAAAGGTTCGGGCGAAAACCATCTCCAACATTTTGAAAAAGATTTCGAAGGGAGGCACTCCAACCCTCGCCGAGCAGAAGATGCTGGACGACGCCACGACGCAGGTGAAGGGCACGCTGAAAGGCTACCCCATCGGCGTGAAGGAGGTGGCCGAGCTGACCGGCTACACGACGCAGCGCATTGACCAGCTCTTTGCAGAGGGCGTGGCGGTCAAGCTGGGGCATGGGAAATACGACGCCTTCGCTACCCTGCAGAACATGTTTAGCCATGTGCGGACGAAGAAAACCAATCAGTATGACAGCGACCCGAACAGTCCCGAGGGGCAGAGCTACGAGGCACACCGCGCCAGGCTCACCAAGGCCAAGGCCGACATGGCCGAGATGGATGCCGAGCTAAAGAAGGGCACGGTCCACGCGGCCGAAGCTGTCGCGATTGTCTGGGGCGACATGATCGGCAACGCCCGTGCAAAGCTCCTGGGTATCCCGGTCAAGCTCGCCGGGGCACTCGATGGGCTCAACATCACAGAGCGCCAGGAGGTGCTCAAGCTGGCAATCACCGAAGCGCTGCAGGAGCTGGCGAGCTACCGGCCGGAAGTGGTGACCGGCGAGTGGGAGAAGAAGCGCAGGTCGGACGAGGAAACAGAGGACGACACTGATGCATGACCGAAGCACTCTCCAACCTCTTCGCGGAAATCAGTCGGCAGTGGACACCGCCGCCTGACTGGACCGTTTCGGAATGGGCGGACAAGATCCGCCGCCTCAGTCCGGAAGCCAGCGCCGAGCCTGGGCAATGGAGGACAAGCCGAGCCGAATACCAGCGCGGCATCATGGACGCCGTGAACGACCCGAACACCGAGGAGGTCGTCATCATGTCATCGGCTCAGGTCGGCAAGACCGAGGCTGTGAACAACGTCGTCGGCTACCACATCGACTTTGATCCGTGCCCGATGCTGGTGCTGCAGCCAACGCTTGACATGGCGCACACCTGGAGCAAGGACCGCCTGGAGCCAATGCTGCGCGACACGCCGGAGATTGGTGCGAAAATGAACCTGCAGGTTAGGAACAAGAAGAACAAGATCCTGCACAAGAGCTTCCCGGGCGGGCACGTCACCATCGCAGGCGCGAACGCTCCGGCGTCCCTGGCATCGCGGCCGATTCGCCTCGTGCTGTTCGATGAGGTGGACCGCTACCCGGCCAGCGCTGGAAACGAAGGCGACCCGGTGAACCTGGCGAAGAAGCGAACCACGACGTTCTGGAACCGCAAGTTCCTGCTTGTTTCGACGCCGACAATCAAGGGGCACAGCCGCATCGAGGACGCGTTCGAGCAGACCGACAAGCGGCACTTTCACATTCCGTGCCCTCACTGCGGAACGATGCACCGGCTCCAATGGGCGAACGTTAGGTGGAAGGATGACGACGTGCGGACCGCACACTTCGTCTGCCCTCACTGTGACAAGGCGTTCACGACCGCGCAGAAAAACGCGGCTGTGCGCAAAGGCGAGTGGATCGCCAGCGCGAAGTTCAAGGGCAAGGCGGGCTTTCACATCTCGGAGCTTTATTCACCGTGGCGGCAGCTCCACGAGACGGTCGCTGATTTCCTGGAGGCGAAAGGCTCACCGGAGAAGCTGCAAGTCTGGGTGAACACCTGCCTGGGTGAAACCTGGGAAGAGGGCGGCAAGATCCTCGATGAGAACGAGCTGATGGGCAGGCGCGAGAACTACACCGCGCCGGTCCCGAACCGGGCGCTGATCATGACCGCTGGCGTGGACGTGCAGCCGGACCGCCTGGAGATCGAGGCTGTGGGCTGGGGCGCTGGTGAAGAGTCCTGGTCGGTGGACTACCACGTCATTTATGGCGACCCCGAGATTCCCGAAGGCCAACCAGGATCACCGTGGTCGGATCTCACCGACTACCTGCGGCAGGACTGGCAGCACGAAAGCGGGCAACCTATAAGCATCTCTTACACGTTCATCGACTCCGGCGGCTCGAACACCCAGGCCGTCTACAACTACGTGAAGAGGCACAAGGGTGGGCGCGTGTTCGCCATCAAGGGCAGGGGCGGCGAGGGCATTCCGATTGTGGGCGCTCCGAACCGCAGGCGCTCAGGCAAGCAGAAGCGCCCGGTCGACCTCTACATCCTCGGCGTTGATAATGCGAAGAGCGTGGTCACGAAGCGCCTGGAGATCGAGACGCCTGGGCCTGGCTACTGCCACTTTCCGGCCGACCGAGATGTCGCCTGGTTCCGTGGCCTGACGGCCGAGACGATGGTCACGAAGATGAAGAATGGCAGGCCGAAGCGCGAGTGGAAGGTCATCGAGGGTCGGAGAAATGAGCCGCTCGACTGCCGCGTCTACGCGTTCGCCGCGCTGGTGATGGCATCGCCGCAGTTCGACAAGCTGGCGTTGAGAATGAAGAAGAGGGCACAAGTCATGCAGATCGAGCGCGAGAAACCGAAGCCAAAGGCCGAGCCGCAACCAACCGCACAAGACGAGCCGAAGGCCGAGCCGCAAACTGACTACCAGCGACCGAAGCCCAAGCCATCGCCACGGCGGCGGCGCTCATCCTTTGTCACCTCATGGCGCAACTGACCCAAGGCGAAACACTGACGATCCAGCAGACTGTGGCCGGGGCCACGGAAGTCGAAGTGCGCCTAGGCGGTCCGAACACCGGCACGCACGCTATGACGGCCAACGGCCAGGAGTGGAGCGTGAACATCGCCACCGATGCAATGGAGCCCGGGCAGTATGCTGCGCAGATCTGGGGCACCTTCGCGGGTGACGTAAAGCGCATCGTCTCCACCGAGACGTTCGTGCTGCGGCCTGCACTCCGTGCTGGCGACATGCGGACGGACGCAAAGAAGGCGCTCGACATGATCGACGCCATGCTCTCCGGCCAGGCGAAGGAGGGCGTGCGGCGCTACAAGATCAACAACCGCGAGCTGGAACGCTACTCCATCGACGAGCTGCTGAAACTCCGCAGCCACTTCGCTGCCGAAGTGCAGCAGGAGAACCGCCGCAACAAAGGCATGACCGGCCTGGGGCCGCGCATCGCCGTCCGATTCTAAACCATGGGCCTTTTCGATTTCCTCCGCCGCAATCCTGCCGACACGCAGGTGGAGCGACGTTCTGCCGGTCACATCGTCCGCCCGAAGCGGGGCACGATCAACGTCGGAGAGCGTCACTTTGCCGACGCAGCGCAGAACAACCGGCTCACCTCCTCCTGGGCCGTCACGCCCACCACGGTGGACAGCTACATCTTCCAGCATTGGAATTCTCTCGTGGCTCGCTCGCGTGACCAGGCCGAGAAGTCCGACCACGCCAGGAAGTTCCTCCAGCTCTGCCGCGACAACATCGCCGGGCCGACAGGTTTCACGCTCCAGGCTCAGGTCAAAGATCCGTCCGGCGCTGCCGACACGCTCGCGAGCGATGCCGTTGAAAGCTCCTGGGCTGAGTTCTCGAAGCGTGGCGCTTACGAGATCACGCGCAGCATGAGCCGCGCAGATGTCGAGCGCCTGATCGTCACGACCGTGGCGCGTGATGGCGAATGCTTCGCGGTCAAACGCCGCTCGAAAAACCTGCCGCACGGGCTGGCAATCCAGCTTGTCGATCCGGTCGCGCTCGATCCGACGCACTTCGAGACGCTGAACAACGGCAACAAGGTCAAGCACGGCATCGAGTTCAACGAGGACGAGCAGCCGGTCGCCTACTGGTTTCGCGATTGGGATGAGCGCCAGGTCGGTTATGTCTTGGGCACCGGGAAGAAATACCAGCGCATCGCCGCCGAGGACGTGATCCATGTGTTCGTCGTCGAGTGCATCGGCCAGAAGCGCGGCCTGCCATGGACACGCACGGCGCTGTTCCGGATGCGCAATCTCGCAGCCTTCGAGGACGCGGCGATCATCAACGCCCGCGTTGGCGCGTCAAAGATGGGCTTCTTCAAACGCACGGATGCTGACCCCGAGGACACCGACGACCTGCCGATGGATGCCGAGCCCGGCGTGTTCGAGGACATCGGCGACCGCGAGTTCGTGCAGTGGAGCCCGCAGTTTCCCGAGCAGTCCATAGAGACGTTCACGCGCTCGTGCCTGCGGTCCATCTCCGTGGGCCTTGGCGTGAGCTACAACAACCTCGCCGGTGACCTTACGAGCGTGAATTTCTCCAGCATCCGCCAGGGCGCACTCGATGAGCGCGAAGTCTGGAAAGGACTGCAGCAGTTCTTCATCTCGGCCTGGTGCGAGCAGGTTTATCCGGAGTGGCTCCAGATGGCGCTGCTGATGGAGAAGATCCGCGTGCCGGCGCGTGGCGGTGGCAGCATCGCGCTGCCGTTCTCCAAGATCGACAAGTTCAAGCAGGTGGCATTCACCGGTCGCCGCTGGTCCTGGATTGATCCGAAGGCCGAGGTTGACGCGAACGCTGTGGCCATCGGGCAGAAGCTCGTCAGCCGCAGCGAAATCATCCGGCAGATGGGCGGAGATCCCGACGACGTATGGGCCGAGATCCAGCGCGAAGATGCAACGCTGGAAGCCATGGGCATCGTTCCTGACCTCATGCCTGGAAGCCCTGCACCCGCGCAACCAACCGCACAAGACGCTGGCACCACTGGCGCATAGCTTTTTCCCATGCTGAAAACCGGCATCATTCGTCATCGCGACCTCGGCAAACTGCCCGAAGGCTTCCAGCCTGGGCAGGAAGGCACGCGCATCATGTCGGTGGAGAGCATCGACGTTGAAAAGCGAACCATCGAGCTGTCGTTCTCAAGCGATGCCGAGATCAAGCGTTGGGGCATCATCGAGGTGCTCGATCACTCTGCCTCAGCAGTTGACCTTTCCCGCCTCAACAACAGCGGGCCGCTACTCTTCAACCACGACCTCGACGAGGTGCTTGGAGTCATCGAACGAGCCTGGCTCGACGGAACCGGCAAAGGAAGGGCGTTGGTTCGCTTTTCCAAGCGCGAGGACGCCGAGGAGGTTTGGCAGGACGTGCAGGATGGAATCCTGCGCAACGTGTCCGTTGGCTACCGCATCAACGAGATCAAGCTGAAGGAAACCCGCGACGACGGAACTGATGTTTACCTGGTGACCAAATGGGAACCATACGAAATCAGCATCGTCTCTGCACCAGCCGATCCGTCTGTCGGCGTGGGCAGAAACATCGAAACTCACAAGACGAACAACCGAAAAGCAAATCTCATGAACCGCGATCAAATGATCTCCTGGCTCGCCGCTCGCGGCATCCAGGTTTCCGCCGACATCGCTGACGCCGAACTTGTTCGGATGGTCAACGAATACAAACCCGCCGCGCCCCAGGTGCAGGTGGTCAACGACAACAGCGACGCCGTGAAGGCCGAGCGCAAGCGCATGGCCGACATCTCGGAAGCTGGCAAAAAGCTCAAGCTCACCGAACTCGCCGAGCGTCACATCACCGAAGGCAAAAGCGTGGACGAGTTCCGTGCCGCCGCCCTGGAAGAAGTGACCAAGCGCGCCGCTTCCTTCAAGGAGTCGAACACGCCCATCGGCCTGAACGACAAGGAGACGCGCAGCTTCTCCTTCCTGCGCCTGTTCCGCTCGCTCTGCGACCCGCAGAACAAGGGGCTTCGTGCTGACGCCGCCTTCGAGCTCGAAGTCTG